AAAATGAGTCGTATGCTACACTAACTGCATCATTTGACACCTTCCAGTGGTTGGATGATATATCACAAGCACAGTGATTGCCCCTTGGTCGTATGCTGAGGGGTTTTTTATTATGAAAGAAGAAAAACGCTACAAGCACGAAAAACCCTATATTGTCGAAGAGAAAATCGGAGACGGTCATAGTTGGGAAAGATTCATACAGAATGATTTCGATCAAAGCTGTCATGCTGTGGATGTCATCAATAAGGTCTATAATCCATCGGTTGTCGAAATTGAGCAGGAAGATTGTCCTCCCCTCCAGCCATAGTCTCGGCATATAACCTATCCCAATCATGTGCCTTCATATCGCTGTCTCGATCCTTTTGATACCAATGAGTATAAAGAGCATAACGTAGGGCGTCTAGTGCGTGATCATGCTCTTTCAGTGGTTTGTCAACCCCAGTCTTCTCACTCTTGGCATCCCACACATAGCTCTGGAACTCTTTGATTAAGTGTGAGCACTTTCTATTGATCTTGACAGTTCCGTTTCCAAGGTATTTGCTCACGAACCTTATACCATCAATGACTTCATTTTCTGCTTCATAGATGTTTTGAAAGCCCGAACGCTGCAACTCAACTTTGAAAGAAGCTGCCGATGGGTCGACATAAATGAATCTAACGTTACGATCCTTGATGAATCGTTTAAGGTCGTCGGCATATTCAGAATCCGTTTTTTGCCGTTGATGCACCTTGCAATCATAATAATACTCATCCTCTACAACTATGTTTGGGAACTTTGAACGGTTGACAGTCAAGAGAACAAAGGCGCAAGCATTAGTCGTGCCATAATCCACGCCACATATGCTATACTCATAGCTTGGATGGCCAAATTGGATAGTATGTAACTCTTGGGTAAAAAAATCATAAACCGAACCTTCTGCTTGCACCCATTTGCCTTCGATGAAACGCTGATACCACATGCCTTTGTACTGGCGTGTGAGGTACTCTCGTTCACCTTCCGTCATCTCTGGGTTGTCATTTAAGTTGAATTGCCAGCTCTTGACGTCTGGGTTGTTATCGATAAACTCGGTTTTGAGCCAGTGAAATGGACTATCTGGGTTGGTAGTGCCGAAAATGCGGGCGCCACCCATCGCACATCGGCTTATAAGCATCTTGAAAACGGTCTCTGGAAGAATTGTAAGCTCATCGCAATAAGCACCGGCTAATGTGACACCACGAATCTTTTGTTCTGCTCGTTCATCGGCCGCACCGACTACGTGGATTGTCTTGCCCCATATGTTCATCTCACGCTTACCTGAATACCATTTGACATCAGAGCCGATCATGCGACAAAGCAATGGAAGGATATTTCGTTTGAAAGTGTCATATGTTCTTGTGATGATGGCATATTCGCCTTGAGGGCCTACTTGAAGCTCTTTTAGGAACCTCCAAAGTGATATATAGGTCTTACCACTACGGACTGAGCCTTCCCAAATATTGATTCGTGCGTCTGATTTGTTAAGAGAGTCGAGCTGCTTTTGAGAAAACTCCATTAACTTCTTTCCTTCATATTGAGGGTTGATTCGCCTTTGTTGTATCTCCAGGCTATTACAGGGCCGATTCTTCGGTTTGTGATCTGCCAGTCATCCCCACTCCACCATCCATATTGTTTGCGACTTTCTTTATCCATTAACTCAACGAGCTCGAATCGTATTGGTTTTGTTTTGTAATTCCATGCTGCTGCAGGAGGCATATATCACCTTGAAAGATAAACATTTGATTACCTAATATCAGAATTTTTGAAAAGAAATGGTTTGATCTGTAGTGTGAAGGAAAATCATCAATCTATCAGGTGCTATGACTCTTTTTCCCCAGTTAACAGATTCATATTATGTCGATAATGACCACAATATTTTGAAGCGTATGGACTATACCTACGCTAAGAATATCCAGATCAACCAGAGTTTTTGGTCTGAGGCAGATGTGGACGCTCGTTTTCATGCTGGTGATCAGACACTTTACAATGACATTTACGGAAACATGCCAGCCTTCAGACGAAGACAATTCAACTTTAATAGGATCCGTCGCGTCATCAATATGATCTCAGGCCATCAGCGCCAACATCGGAGGAGCACCGTTGTCACTGCAATTGAGTCTTTAAACGAAAAGACAGCTTCTGAGTTCACAAAACTCCTCTTCCATGTCAACAAGAACGGTCGTATATTGGAGACCATTTCTGATGCCTTTGAAGGGGCATGTATTACCGGTATGAACCTCCTTTCAGTCTGGAATGATTATAGATCTGATCCTGTCAATGGCGAAATAATGGTCGACAACCTATCATACAATGCTTACCTAATCGATCCATACTTCAAGAAGCGTGACCTATCCGATTGTAATGACATTTGGACAAGAAAGTATTACAGTAAAGTTCAGGCAAAAAGCCTTCTACCAGGCCGTGAGAAGGACATTGATAGTCTTCCAGCATGGGGAAATAGAGATGGAAAGTTTCAGTTCGAACCGGAATCCTACAACTATGGGATGCAAGATCTTCTTATTTTTGACGAGTTCTGGTATCTAGATAGCCGTGAACAAAAAAACCTTGTCGACACACAAACAGGCGAATGCGTTGAATGGAGAGGACAAGAAGAAGACCTCAAACTCTTCATGCATGCCCATCCCAATATCACGATCGTCACGAGTCAAATCCCCACAGTTAAGCTTGCCATTGTGGTACAGGGAAAGGTTTTCTACAATGGTCCAAATCCACTGGGGATCGATCGTTACCCTTTTGTCCCCGTCTGGGCCTATTATCACCCAGAGATTCCATACTTCCCGTGGCGTGCTCAAGGTGTGGTGCGAGGAATCCGTGACGCTCAATATCTCTATAATCGCCAGAAGATTTTAAGTTTGGACCTGTATGAAAGTCAAGTTCATTCTGGTTTCATTTTCAAGGAAAATAGCCTTGTTAATCCCAAAGATGTGTTCTTACAAGGTGCTGGAAAAGGGATTGCTTTAAAACAAGATGCTGATATTAGTGACATTCAGAAAATACAACCTCCAGGAATTGACCCTACAATTATGCAACTTACAGAAATGTTGGGAAAGGAAATTTCAGAACTTTCTGGTGTCAATGAAGAACTCTTAGGAGCTGCTGATGATGATAAAGCCGGCATTCTTTCAATGCTCAGACAAGGCGCCTCTTTAACTACGCTTCAGGGCCTTTTCGATAGTTTAGATCAGTCTCAAAAGCTCCTAGGAGACATTATGATCGAAGTCATCCAAAATAACTGGACAGTGGGAAAAGTTCAACGTATACTTGGACATGAGCCTTCACAGCAGTTCTACAACAGAGTTTTTGGTAAATATGATGCAGTCGTTGAAGATGGAATCAACACATCCACTCAAAGGCAGATGCAGTTTGCCCAGCTATTACACCTCAGAGAGCTCGGCATTCCTGTCCCAACCGACCTACTCATTAACTCTTCGACATTACAGGATAAAGACAAACTTATCGAGTCTATTCAGCAGGAAAATCAACAGCAGCAGCAAATGCAGCAAGAGCAGCACCAACAACAGATGGCTGTTATGCAAGCTCAGATTCAAGATTTAAATTCAAAATCTATGGCAAATGAAGGGTTAGGAATGGAGCGTGCGAGTAGGATCCACGAAAATCGTGCCCTAGCGGTTGAACGTATCGCAGAAGCTGAGCGTAATCGAGATGCGGCTGCTCTGGACAAGGTACGTGCGGCAAAAGAGCTTACAGACATAGACCTCAACCAGATTGAGCGTGCTATGAACATCATACGTATGCTCAAAGAAGAAGACATCCAACAATCCCAAAAAGTAGCTCAACAACAAATGTCAAATACAGGTACTTGAAAAAATTCATTGTATTTAGCAAATTGCGGATATCCTATAGGAGGATTTATGAAAGACAAACAAAGCCATGGAAAAAAAGCCATGCACGAAACGATGAAGAGCGCCCAAAGATCACACCACCAAGGTCATATGCGTGGTCGTGAAGGTCATTCAACCGGTTTTGTTACCGGACATGACGAAGGCGTAGGCCACGGTGATTTTGCAAATATGCCTCAAAGCGTAATTATGAAGGCATATCCACCCTGTGCCAACCGTACAGATTCACATCTTGATGATACCATCACCGATGTTGATCGTGTACAAGTTCAAGGTGAAGGCCGACGAAGAAGCTATCTCTCTAACCAAAAGTAACTCTTATGGTTATGCTACCACCTCCTGGAAAAGCAAGAAAGATTGCCAAAAAAGTCATGAAAGGTACCGGCATAGATATGCCAAAGGCCAAAAAGATACAGAAAACAAAGGATCTAACTGGTCCTTATCTCATACATTGAGGATATATGGTAGAGAAATGGATTCAGGGCGCTATAAAGCATCCTGGAGCACTTAGAAAGGCTCTTAAGGTCAAAAAGGGAGATAAAATCCCAGCTAAGAAACTATCAAAAGCAGAGCATTCTAAAAATCCTACTACTCGAAAACGTGCTGTACTTGCGGAAACCCTACGCAAGATGCACAAGAAAAAGTAGTCTTGACATTATCGTCTCTGTGTGTTTTTTTGTCAATCATAACTTTCAGGGCGATTTAACTCCTTTATCGCCCTGTTTAATCTTTAGGTTGTTATGATCGAGAAAATTTCTAGCGACGACAAGTATGACTTTAACCGTCATGGTTCTAAAGGTAAAAGAGTCGGTCAAGCTGTTGTTGATATCCTCTCAAAAGATAACGCTAGCCAAACTGTTGAAGAAACTCTCCAAGAAATAGGCCCAGACTTCGCAAAAGAGCTTGAGAAGTGCATTGAGGACAATCTTTCTAAGTATGACAACCCATTCTATGTCTTCGTTCTTACCCACAAGATGTTTTGGGCTGACAATGTCGTCAGGAATTGGTTTATTGCACGACAAAGCCCTCCACATGCTCGTGATATGATCAAGGAATATCCTCATTACATGAAGACGCTTTATCGAATTGACAAAGATAAGGGCGATGTGTCAATATGTTGGAATCTTCCTGGAAATGAGGATTGCAATTCGTTGCTAAAGAACCCTCAATTGTACCATGAAGACCTCGTAAAATGGATTATGGGGGCATATACTGGGGAGTATGACAAGGATTCGTATGGTCCACAATTGGCTGTGAGTTAGTTATGATCGATTACACAACTTATGAAATTTATAAACCAAATCCTGACAAAAAAATGAAATTTATGTTGGGATCCGATTGGTTTTTAGAAATTTCAAAAAGTGGAATGAAATTCAACAGAGAGATGTTTCCAGATCATACTGTAGATGATTTTGCAAGAGAATTTATAAAAGTTTTGGAACAGGCTATTCCAATAAAATTTATTGATAACAGAATAGATCAACAATTAGCAGTGAGTTAATTTATGAGTGAACTAAAAATTCACATATCTGGAGCCGAAGATATGGACTATTTAATTCCGGATCCATGGATTAGTGTTCAAGATAGACTTCCTGAGTTCAATGTTGGTGTGTTGTGTTATATTTTAAAATATCAGCACGGCACAAAATTGCAAACGATAAGAGTTGCATGGTTGGTTGAAGAAGATGTTGAAAATAATATAAAGCAATATTGGCTGTCAGATGGTTGTGGTGCTTTAAATGTTTCTCATTGGATGCCATTGCCTGATTTTCCTAAGGAAAAATGATGGAATGGATTAGTGTCAAAGATCGATTGCCAGAAAATGAAGAAAGCATTATCATATTCGATGGACGCGAAGTATTTTCAGGTATTTATATTAATGGATACTTTCGAAATCACGATTGCGAAGGATTAGCATTTGGACCTTTGGAAAATAAAAATGTTTCTCATTGGATGCCACTTCCTAAACCTCCTAAAAAGAATGGATAGAATATTGGATCGCTTTACAAAATATTTTTTTTGTTGTTTACGTGTTCATCGAGTTTTTCGAAGTAAAAAATAATTGTCCTTCTTCCCTTTACAATAAATCCCAATCTTTCCTATACAGAAAAATGTTTAGTAACCATCGTTAGCACACGTTACGTGCGGTTGCTGAACATGCGTAATGGATCTCGCAAATCAAAAGGAAAGCTTATGTCCGAAGAAGAAACTGTGAGTGTTACTACAGAAGCTCCGGAAGCCGAAGTAGATCAGCCCATCGCTCAGGGCACTGAAGCGGAAGTAAAGCCTGACGATCGTCATGTACAAGCTCAAGCACGTCAAGATCAGGCGTACAATTGGGCCCAAGCTCGACGAAGACAAGAAGAGTTAGAACGACGCGCTGCTAATGCAGAAGCTGAACTCGCTCGTCTTAAACAGGGAACAAAGCCCCAAGAAGAAGATGACCTCTCTGGCTTAGCCAACGATGACATTTTGACTGTGAAGCAAGCCAAGAAGTTAGCAGAAAAATTTGCTCGTGAAGCTACCCATGAGGCTCTTCGACAAAGGGATGCGTCGACTGTTGATGATCGTCTTCAGATGAAGTATTCAGATTATCGCGAAGTTATGACTCCTGAGAATATTGATTTATTAACAACGTCAGATCCTGACTTTGCTTACTCACTGTCTCAGATGTCAGATCCTTACGCACAGAGCGTAGCAGCCTACAAGATGTTGAAAAGGATGACAGGCGATGTAAAGAAATCGCCTCAGCCAAGTGTTGAACAGAAGAAGGCCCAAGCTAATATGCAGAAGCCAATTTCAACGCAAGCAGCATCTAAAACTTCCGCCCTAGGTGATGTACGCATGTTCGAAAATGGCTTGACTCCAGAACTTCGAAAGAGTCTTTGGGATGAGATGCAGACAGCGATGAAGCGAGGGTGATCTGACATAACTAGGTTTAACTATGTCAGTTACTACAACATCAGTTTTACCCGCCCCAATTCAGCAATCTTTTAGTTTCAAGCTATTATCGGTACCAGTACCGTATATGATCCACAAGATCCCAGCTGACCTGAAAGCTATGCCAAGAAACGGCGGTACAACTCTTAGAATGCGACGCTATAATCCATTAGCGACCGCACCTGTTCCATTGGGGAATAGTGGGATTACTCCTGCTCCTCAGACTCTCACCGCTATTAACATAGACGCCGTGATGAGTTTTTACGGAACTTATATCCTATTGAATGAGCAGGTAACTCTTCAAAACCAGGACCCTAAACAATATGGGGTCAATAAACCTTTGGTAATTGACTTGGAACCCTTCGCTATGGCAGCATAGAAAGGCAACAAGGGGCAAGATATGAAAAGAGAAGAACAAGTAAGAAATTTCCTTATAGAATTGATTGACATAAGGATAGGTCGTGGAAGTCTATCCGAAGCTATAGATCTTTTGATTCGTGTTTCCGAATTTCTTCTTAAAGAATATCAGCCTGAACGACTAAATCCAGGGGACGTTAGTGATAACGGATGCGATAGTCTGAACTCTGCAGAAATGCAGAGAGGTGAATCCGAAGAGGTTTGCCCGCCATAGAAATATGGTCACGAAAGTAACAGAAAGGTATTAAACGAAGCGGCACAACGTCTCGGCGTTTCGCTTCGTCAGACAGAAGACCAACTTATGCGGGATATGCTTGCATCGACTGCTAGCTTTATCAACTGCACTGGTGGTGTAAACGGTGACAACCCAACTGAGATTACACGTTCCGACGTTGATACAGTTGTACGTACACTTCGAGGTAACAACGCATACTCATTCTTGAGTGGCGTGCAAGGCGAAAACAGGTTCGGTACAGCTCCAGTTCGTGATGCATACTTTGGCCTTGGCCATACTGACTTGATTGGTCAGTTGGATAACATCCAAGGTTTCATCCAGAAGTGGAACTACCCAAATCAGCAATCTACTCTTGATTCTGAGTGGGGTACTGTAGCCAACATACGCTTCTTGCTGTCTTCGATCGGTAGCATTTCCGCTAACGCTTCGATGTTGCATGCAAACGTATACAATATCTTCTGTTCTGGGCGCGAAGCCTTCGCTAAACATAGTGGCGAAGTAAAACTTTCTCTGATTGACTCGGAAGCCCTAGAGGGTGACGAGGCGCAAGCCTTAATGGCAGCGTGAACGACTAAGTGAGAAGGCACCGAAAGGTGATGCAATAGTCTGAACACGACGTATAAATGAAGGTCGTGAGGTGAAGTCGAAGAACTTTACCCGCCATGTAAAACAGTTTAACATGGTCACAAAAGTAACAGAATGGCAGTTGAGCAAGATGGATACTCTTCTCAGTTTATCTATCGTCCCCCAATTTATGATTCTGCATTGGCTCTCAACGCTAGTGTAGGGTACAAATTTGCGGAAGTTCCAAGAATCTTAAACGACACCTGGGTATTCAATCTCAGATGTACGTTGGCATAAGGAGGAATAAACTATGTCTAGCCCTCTACATGCCCAAATTACGGGTAAATTTACAGCCGCTAACCCGGTTGTAGCAACGAACATTAGTCTACCTCCTGGGTATGACAAGTTCGAGATGTTTAACTTGGATGACATCGGCTCAACAGCTTCTAATACCAACGTTATGTATGCATGCGGTACATCATTGATGACTGCAGGTCAAGCATATATTGGTTCTAAGAGCGGTTCGGCTGACACGAAAATCAACTATACAACTATTTCCACGAACGGATTTACGTTCTTGGCAGATAGTTCTTTGACACCTGTCGGTGCTCTAGTTACAGCTACAAGCATTACTGGTGTCAACCCAGCTGTTGCAGCAACAGGTACAACAACAGGTGTACAAGTAGGTTCTGTAGTTAAAATTACAGACTCAACTGGTATGCTTCAGATTGCTGGTATGGACTTTACAGTAACAGCTGTAAGTGCCGGTGCAAGTATCACTCTTGGTTATCTTGATGCTAGCCAGACAAACCTGTCGGGCGGTGCATCATCAGCAAACTACAGGATTGTTCCATTTAACCCACGGTTCTATCCTGCTCGTAGAACCATTGTCAATATGGGTGTTGTTGGCAAACTGACTAGAATTACTATGTCAGTAACTCATGGATTTACGATTGGTCAAGTGGTAAGAATATACCAACCAAACGTATTTACAGTGGGTACAGTCCAAACACCTATGAACGGACAATTAGGGACAATTGTAAACATCAATCAAAATGATGCTTCAAGTCCTGCAATTACCAATACGATCGATGTCAATATTGACAGTTCTACATTCCCTGCATGGCAATGGCCAACTTCGGCTACAGCTGCTGCTGGGATGCAATTTGCATTCGTAGAACCTGTTGGTGAAGCTGCTACGACTTCGGCAGGTACTGTGAACCCGCAAAACTTACTCGATGATGCGACCCTTAACCAGTCCATCAACGGTATTGTTGTCGGTACTTCTGTACAAACTGCTGCTAAGAACTATCAGTGGATTGCAACAAAAGGTGTAAGCGTCTAAAAAGTGCTTACATGGGGGCTTGTCTTGGCCAAGCCCCTAATTATTAAACTTTAAATGTAGGTCCACATGAATGCAAAAGCTTCCACAGCAGTAGCTGAGGCCGCTCCAGTTGAAATTATTGCTCCTCCAAAAGTAACAGCTGATCGGCAAAAACAGGGCGCAGAATTGCTTCAAAAGGCAATAGCTGATGAAGGACATAAGATGGTGAAGGGCATTTTTAGAAATTATGACTATCCAGGTGCTCCACAAACAATAGAAGTAAGAAAATATCCTGAGAAGTATGTACGCCCATTCAAGATGGAAATGATGGATGGATGTGAATATACAATTCCTCTTTATGTAGCAAGACACTTAAATGGTATTGACGCAACAGCTACAGCTATTAATGGTAAATTAGGAACCTGTTCCTATCCAGTTATGGGCTATGTAAATACTATGCCAAATCATATACAAGCTAAACCAGTTGATAAAGATGGTAATCCAATGCCAAATTATCAAGTAGATCGTCGTATTCGAAGGTTTTCTTTTGAATCAACGGAATTCTCGATAACATGACGCTGGTTAACTTTTTCGTACCAAGCTACGCTATCATAGCAGCGATCACACAAGCGAACCCTGCTCAGATTACAACGACGACCAATCATGGCTATGATAGCACTCTTTCAGTACGCATAGTTTTTCCTACTGGATCTAATTTTGGTATGACAGCGTTAAATAATCAGGTATTTCCCATCACTGTAACTGGAAATACCACCTTCACAATACCTGTTGACACTACCTTGCTAGATCCTTTTACTTTAGTTGGACAATTGCAATCTCCTCTCGTTGTTCCTGAAGGAGAGAGTGGTCAGACGTTTTCTATGGCTACGATTAACAATGAAAACATAATTCCGGAGTTATAGATGACAGTACAAGTACCTCCACCAAGCACTGTAAATGACATCATCAGAAAGGTCCGACGTATAACTGGAAGACCGAATCAAGCACAGATTTCAGATCAGGAAATTATCAACTATGTTAATACATTTTACATATTTGATATGCCCGAGCATATACGTTTAGAGTCCCTTAAGTACAACTATCAGTTCGTGACTACAGCGAATGTTCAAGTATACAATATGCCTACTGATATATGGCTCGACAACATGCCTCCAGTATATATTGGCGGATATCAGAGTTACATGACTCAAGACCGAGAAAACTTCTTTAGAATTAATCCAGGGCTTAATTTTCTTCAGCAAAGTGTAGCTACTGGTAATGGAAATTCAGGTAATTATACCTTTACACTGACAAATACACCTATCACTAAAGGATATTTAAACAATACGCCAAGGAATTCTAAGACTCCATATTTACAGGTAGTCAATTGGAATGTATTAATCACAGCACAGGGAAATGCAGATCCAGTAACAGGTATTTCTCCTTGGTATAGTTTAGTTGATGATGGAACTGGAAACCTTTATGACCCTACTGACACTGCTGTTTCACCATTGAGTAGAGGAATTATTGATTATGTAACAGGTGACGTTATCAGTGCTGTGTTTAGTAATGCCATTCCTCAGGGTAATCCTATAAATGCGCAATACGTTCCTTACGTTCCATCTCGACCACAATCAATTCTATTTTTCCAAGATCAGTTTTTATTGTATCCTATTCCAGACCAAGCATATCAGGTTTCAATTGAAGCATATAAGTACCCAATTCAATTTGTTGGCGATCAACTGGGAGGAACATATACAGAAGTTCCTCAAGTAAAAGAATGGTGGCAATTAATTTCCCTAGGCGCTTGCTTGAAGATATTCGAGGACTATGGAGATTTCGAAAACATCCAAAAATATCGACCATTGATGGATGAGCAAATGAGGTTGTGTTTGAGAAGATCGATAGTACAACAAGCGAGTGAGAGGACAGCTTCCATATATACAGAACAGGCCGCTTTCGCGCAGTACCCATTCGGAAATCTGTTCAGTGGATTTTAAAGGAAATATTTATGTCTATTTACAATGTCAATATACCAGATACGCCTAATGCACCTTCAAATGACCAACCGTTAATGAAGGCAAATTTTCGGATAGCCAATGATACTATGGGAACAAATCATGTTCCCATGACCGATGATGGAGGTCTTCCTGCAGGATCTAATAGAGGTAAGCATAATATGGTTACCTTAGTCCAACAAGCCGTAATCCCACTTACACCTGGTGCAGCAAAGTCTGAAGGATTGATTTGGGCAGCAAAAGATAGTGCAAATACTGTCACAGCGCCATTTTATTCTCTTTACAACGGGACAACAAGAAATACATTCAGCATGCCAATTGTGAAATACGCTCCTCAAGTAGCATGGAGTGGATCAGGAACAACTGATGTAGCTAATTTTCTGACATTGGCATATCCACCCATGACTGGTATGTTATTCCTTTATGATTCTTCACAAAGAAATAGAACAATATTTACAACGTTTATATGGGATGGGACAAGTATAATTGTACCGGGCTCAGGAAGTAGCACAGGACAATTAATTGGTGATACTGCAACATGGAAATATGTAACTTCAACAGGAAGTAAATTGCAGTTAGTTACAGGCAGTGGATCAGGAACTATCGTTACAAATATTTGGGGATCTATTACTTGAGCTTTCAACCTCTCTATATACAGAATTTTGAGCAAGATAGTGGTCTTATAACTTATTTTGAGCCGTCAAAATTGCCTGAAAGTGCCTTTCCTGTGTGTGAAGACGCCATTGCATGGAGAGGTAGAATACGTAGAAGACGAGGTTTTAGCCTGCTCGGAAGACTGAGAAGATTTTATACTTCCTTTACGTTATCACAGCAAGCAACAGGAACCACAGTTACAATAGTCGATTTACTCAATGATGCAAATATCAATGTACGGTCTCCTTCCTCTCCTGCTATTTCTGAAACATATGGTGAAATTCAGGCAAGTTCTCCTGATAAACTCCTAACTATTGTCATTGGGGCCAACACATTCACAGACAATGGAGATGGGACCTTATCAGGTGGGACAGGTGGCTCCACAATAGATTATGTTACTGGTGGAATAATTTTAAACTATTCGGCATTAGGTGGCGCTACCAATATAGTTGTCACGTTTGCATATTATCCAGCTCTTCCTGTGATGGGACTTCGATTGCGTCAAACATCAACCAACAACGTTGATACATTCATTGCATTTGATCAAAAATATGCCTATAATTTTGTTGGAAGTCCAGGTCAATTTCAAGAGTTGACGGCTCCTGGAACAACTTGGAGAGGAAACAACTCAAGCCTATTTTGGACTACAAATTACTGGTTCGTCAATGGAGTACGTCTATTTTGGGCTACAAACTACAATAATGTAAATAATGCAGGCGACCCTATCCGGTACTTCGATAACTCAACCTGGACCAATTTTACCCCAAAGATTGATGGATCTAATACGTTATACACATGCCTAATTCTAGTTCCATTCAAGAATAGGCTGCTTGCATTCAATACGTGGGAAGGTCCAAATGGTAATCAAAATAACGCTGTAAACTTCCCTAATAGACTCCGTTGGTCTATTAACGGCGATCCAACCGTACAAAATACCGCATGGCGATCAGATACAGTTGGTACTGGAGGATTTCTTGACATACCTACTCAAGAAGAGATAATCAGCGTTGAGTTCATGAAGGATGTTCTACTTGTCAAATGCGAGAGATCATCTTGGAAGTTGACATATACAGGTAATCCCGCGTTGCCATTCTTATTTGAGAAAGTAAATACAGAGTTTGGTGCAGAGTCAACATTCAGTTTAATTCCTTTCGATGATGGAGTTTTAGCGATCACAAATTACGGAGTAACAGTAGATAATTCAGTAGTAGTTCAAAGAATAGATCAAAACATACCAGACATTATCGATGAAATAAATGACTCAAATGCAGGAATAGAGCGAGTATATGGAATTAGAGATTTTGTAAACCAGTTGGCTTATTTTGCTTATCCAGATGCATCTAGCGATAATCAAATCTTTAATAATAAAGTATTAGTTTATAATTACGTTAACAAAACTTGGGCTATTTTCAATGATAGTTGGACATGCTTTGGATACTATCAATCAGCAGTTCCATATACATGGGGAAGTCTAATACAAAAATATCCTAAACTGACGTGGGGAACATGGCATACACCTTGGGGATCTGGATTTGAAGAAGAATTTGCACAGAATGTTATTGCTGGTAATCAACAAGGATTCGTAGAGGTAATTAGCGACGAAGATACATCTAACGATGATACTTTGGCAATTACTAATATTGGATCAGATGCTGCAACATCTTTATATGCACAATTTACTGTAATTAACCATAACTTTCAAAGCGGACAGGTGATTTTTGTTTCAGGTATTATTGGTAGGACATTGGGACTTAACAACCAAAACCCAAACACTTTAAATAACGCAACATATCAAATTTCAGTCATTGACCAGAATAACTTCCTAATACAAGATGTAAATGGAAATAATATTCCCTATCCAAACACTGCTCAGGGTTTTACAACTGTTGGAACATATTTAGGTGGCGGAAGAATCACACCTATCAACAATATTAATGTGTTCACTAAGATATTTGCACCGTTTTACACACAAGGGCAAGGCGTAAAACTAGGTTATGTGGATTTCCTCTGTGATAGAACTGCACAGGGGCAATTTACGGTAAATCTTTACCTAAACGAAAATAATGCGTTACCATTAAATAACTTACCTGCAAATCCCACAAATAACAATGATCCAGTGACACAGAATGCCATCATATTGACAACACCGGAGAATACAGATATACTTCCTTTTCAAGCCCAGCAGAATAAGATATGGCATAGGTTCTTCTCATATATTTTAGGTGAGAACTTCCAGATGCAGATAACTATGTCAACGCCTCAAATGTTTGGGTTAGATCAAAATGGTAATTCAATACCGGACTGTCCTGAATCTGAGATTACCATCAATTCTATGGTGCTTTACTTCTCAAATAATGCTAGGTTAACTCCATGACAGCTGGACCAGTCAATTCAGAAGCAGCATTTGTCCCGACTTCAAAAGTATTTGACACTGATGATCCTACAGCATTGAGATATTCTCTAACAGAGTCGTATATAGTCTTATCTCAGGGGTTAAACCAAAGAGAGATTGCAATCTATACAACCGAGGAGATTTTGGATGGTCAACAATTTATAGATTCCACTAATCCTCAAAATTTTAAACCGGTATATCGCCAGACATATTACTTTGGAGCTATTGCACAGGGCGCAACATTGACTATAGCACATAATATAACAAATCTAGTTCAGTTCACGAATATCTATGGAACATGTATTACCGATGTAGTTGATTATCGTCCATTGCCATCTGTAGGGGTTGTGGCTGCAACTGATGGATGCAGTCTTAAATGTGATGCAACAAACATCATCATAAAAAACGGAGCTACAGCTGCGAATATAACGAGCGGAATTGTGGTTCTAGAGTATTTGAAGAGCTAAAAAGCTGCTGTAGACAAAACTGCAGGCGCACGTTTTTTTGTTCGTGCTAAGGATACCAAAAAAACTACAGCAGCACAAGATTACTTTTTCTTTTTCTTCTTTTTGGCCATCATCTCGGCCTTATCGCATTTTGCATCGCGCTTCATATCTACTTTGACAAGTTTATCCATTTTTTTGTCATTGGCCTTCTTAACGGCTATGATCTTCTTATCCATTTTTCATCTCCAAATTTGGTAATTTTTCTAAATCAAACCAATCTGAAATAAGTTTTAGAACAGATTCCATACACGAACCTCGTTCTTTATCAATTTCATCTAGTTCTTTCATACTACGTACGAGTTCTGAAATTTGCCTTTTGACAATCATGCAATACAAACTTCTCACATCATCATACATTTCATTTAACCTTCTTTTTCTTTTTTGCACTTCTAGCTTCACTGTAGGCTATTGCTACAGCCTGTTTTTGTGGTTTTCCGGCTTTAATTTCTCGTTTAACATTAGTCGAGAAACCCTTCCGAGTTTTTGCAGCTTTACCTTTGACTAACGGCATATTCTTCCCTATTTGATTGTTTCCTCACAGATATGTCAAAAGGCATTTTTTTACGAAGATGCGGTAGCAGAATGGATTTGGAGATCCTCTCACCAAATCTAACCTTTTTGAGATCGTCTTCTGAAAGTTCTATTTCGAAAAACTCATCTCTGTCATCCATATCGTAAAGTACCTTCACATATCACCATGAGCAGTGTTTCTCTCTGCATATGTGGAAAGTAATTTTTTATGCAAGGGGAATGTAAAACTGTTTGACATGTAGTGACTAAAATTTGTCGTTTACATATCGTGAGGAAAAAAGATGAGGTTAACATGGCAGTATTCAAACACAGTATTTTTGGTTTGTTTGGTAAAGGCACGAAACTTTCACGAGAATTAGACAAATTCTTCAAGTCTAAACCAGACGAATTGAAACAGTTAGATATGCTTAATCCTCGGCAACAAAGTCTTCTCAGACAACTTATGAGACAGATTCAAGGCGGTGATACTGGTATAAATGAAGACCTCTATCAAGGTGGTTCAGATTATCTTCAAGATATGCTTGGAGGAACTTCCGAAGATTATCAGCGTTTTGAAGCGCCATATTTGAGACAGTTTAGAGAGCAAACCATTCCTCAACTAGCTGAACAATTTGGTGGTATAGGCGCACAAGGCTCATCCGCTTTCCAACAAGCTCTAGGAAGTTCAGCAGCTGATCTGCAAGAACGTTTGGCATCATTAAAAGCAGGATTGCGTTCACAAGCTGCTGGACAGGCATATAACTATGCTCAATTACCCGCAGAATACCGCTTAAGGCAACAGCAAACAGCTCTCGGTACACAACCATTTGGTTATCAAAATATACAAGGAAGACCTTCTTATGCAAGTCAAGCGATTGCACCCGCAGTGAAAGGAGCAACAGCATACTTTACAGGAGGCGCGGCTTAAAATGGCATTCTTTATAAATACCAAACCAGGAAAATATGGTACTGAAAACATAGCCTCAGCATTAGGTGAGGGCATTCAAGCTGGTTTGAGCGCTAGATTGCAAACTCATCTTGAAGAACAGCGGGAACAGAAAAAAGCTCAACGAGCTAAAGAATTATGGAAGCCTCAAGCCAAAGCATTGGCAAAGATGCAAGGGAAGCCAGAATTAGGTCAATTCTATGAAGAAATGGGTCCCGATCTCACGGGCTTTGTTTTGAAGGAATATGGCTCTGATTACCTTGCAAACGCTCTCTCAGGACAGTTTGGTGGACAAGAATCATCACCTCAAGGACAGTTTCAACAAGGACAATTTCCTGAAGATATTGGTCCACAGCAAATGATGATGCAACCAGAAGGAGTTTTGGCAAGTAGACATCCTGAATTAATGCAAACGCCTCCTGGTGCATTGAATGTGCCTCAGGAATCAATGACAACAAGGCAACCTCAGCAACAAGTTCCTCAGAATCAGATACAGGGGGAAAAATTACAGCAGCTTCCAAAACAAGCACCACGAAAGGCATTAAAAGATTTGACTCTTCAGGAATTCGCTGAAATGCATCGTAATGCCCCTAAGTCACAACAAGAAAAACTAATGCGGCAATATAATGAGGAAAGAAAAATTGCATTAGGCGAGAGAAAAGAAGAAAGAAGAACACAAGAACGCATCGAAGATAAGAAACAGGAAAAATTTGATAAAGCATACAAATCTAATGAAGATTTCATAAATGACACAACAGCCTCATATAGATCATTTGAAACTGATATGAAACCTCGTCTATTACAAATGAGAAACATTAAAGACGAAGATTTAGTAAGTCCTACATCAGCTGTTTTTCTGGAGAAATTAGGAATACCTCTTGGGGCGTTAGAAGATCCATCAAGTGAAGTATATAACAAATTGAGTCAAGATTTGCTTAAAGGTCTACCTGAAACATATGGTAATAGAATTCTGAAGGTTGAAGTAGATAACTTCCTAAAAACTATTCCTACTTTAATGAATAGTGCAAATGGTCGTCGAATGATCACGAGTAATTTACTTAAACTAGGTGAGATGAAGGAAGTATACTATAATTCAATGCGTCAGGCACAACAGAAAGCAATTGATTCCAATGAATTTCCACTTGATTTTCAACAGAAAGTTTTTGATCAGGTTAAACCGCAAATTGATCGGATTAATAATGAATTTGTTAAACTTTCTGATATCAAAGAAGTACCGAATGGGACTATTCCTTTCTTCGATCCCAATGGAAGTGTGGTCTTTGTTCCTAAAGATCATGCTCAATGGGCGCAAGAGAATGGAGGACGCCGTATATGGTAGCGCCAGATTGGAATAGCTTTCAGCGTCCACAGCAACAACAAAATAATGTCCAAATTGGTAATCAGATAGAACAGAATTTGTCACACGAAGACCAACAAGAAATCCATGGTCAGGTCGTAGATGAAATGAAGCCAGAAGGAAAGCAGCCTCAATGGGGAGATTTTTTGAGCCCTATGACTTTCCAAGGCAATGTAGATCCGACTGCTGATAAAGATTTAATGGATTATTCTTTAAGAAATGCTACTGCAAACGCTTCGAGAATAGGTGAACAAGTCGCAGGAAAACTAGGTAATACTGAAAGATTTGCGAAAGATATATTATCAAACTATCCATTAGCCGGTGGGCCGATTTCTTGGGCAATTTCAGAACTCATGGGTCCTGAAACTTGGCAAAAATATATAAAAGCAGATGAACAAATGCTTCCGACATCAGAAAATTTAGAAGAATTTTCACATAAAATCACTGGTGGTTATACAAAACCTAAAACACCAGGAGAAGCTAAATTCCAAGAATTTTCAAAGGATGTTGGATCACTCATTGGACATAAAACACCTATGACTCATCGTAATCCTCTGGTGCAGAAGGCTATAAATAAAGTTCTAGTTCCAGCAGCTGCGAACGTAACTAAAAACGTAGTTGAAGATCTAGGGTTTGGTAAAGATAAAGCCAATATGATAAAGCAAGCTGTATGGATTCCAATGAGTTTATTATCTAATGTAAATGCTCCAAAGTATGCCTCTGAACTTATGAATAAAGGCAGGAATGGACTTCCAGCAAATTTAAGTGCTGATACTCAAAGATTCACACATAGATTAGATCAAATAGAGGCTACATTATCAAATGCTGATCCTAGAACTGCCTTGGCGAGATCAACTCTAAATAATCTTCGTAAAGATATTGCAAATGGTCAATTAGATTCAAGATCGATGATGAATGCTTACGACGGAGTTAATGCAGCCAAACGTGACGCTGGACTTTTTTCTATGAAAAAATCTGATCAAAAATTTGCCAGAGGGGCCATAAATCGGGTTTTAGGTGCTGTACGTGATGAGATTGTTGATATGGGAGTCAATCATCCTGAAGCAATATCGAATTGGCAAAATGGACTAGGAGCATGGTCTGCAATACATGAAAGCAATGCAATATCAAATTATGTAGAGTCTCTAGCTAAAGGACCATATGCAAAAGTGTTGACAGGCCCAGCTTTAGCATTATTTGGTGGCAGTGGTTATGGACTTGCTCAATTACCTGCATTTGCATCTTTAGGTGGTACAGCCGCTACATCGGGATTGTATCAATCCGGAAAAGTAATTAACCGTATGTGGAATAGTCCTGTGTTAGCTAAATATTATTGGAATGCAATAGGAGCAGCTATGAATGAAAACGCACAGGCATTCATTACAAACTATAACAAATTGAATAAAGGACTTGAAAAATTATCGGTTATGGAGCCTAGTAATAAATCGGAGAAAAAACAGGCCGTACAAAAAGCAGAATACGCCAATACTCATTTATAATTTTCCCAGTTTGTGTTTTGCATGTGGCAAACTCCAATAAACACCCCAGGAAAGAATAGCAACTGCAAGAATTAATGGCCAGATCATATCACTTTTCCTTTGCTTTCATTCTTTCTTCGAGAGACATCAGTCTTCCATGGAAATCACGCATTTCTCCGTAGACCATTTTGGTAAGTGCATCAATTGAATACTTGAGTTCTAAAATTTCCGACTTAGTTTCATATCTCATCCAAGAAAAAGTCCCAATAATGGCGAGTAATAAACCAAAAAATTCCCACATATCATTTTCCTTTTGTAATTTGACTGAAACTATGATTGAATATCTTCACGAAAATAAATATGAAAAATATCAATCCAATAATTTGAATCCCAATATATCCGCATACGCACCAGAAAAAATATTGTAAATACTCCATCATTTTTCTTTCTTCTTTAACCCTACAGGTCGTCCTCGTTTCTTTTCCATATCTACCTGTTTAAACTCAATATGAGGTATAATCACATTTTCACTTTTACCCTTCAGGATTTCCTGCGTTTTACAATTCATTATCTCAGCCTTCGCCTCTAGAATTGTAGCCCTCAATAAATCTGAGGCGGTCCTCAAACTCACCACTTCTGCCCATGCCATATTGGCATCTTTTCGGCTCGTGTAAAACAGTTTGACAAGCAGCGCGATGCCTGCCAACTCGATCAGTTGTAGTATCCAGATCATGGTGTAGCTATCAGCTTCTCCTTCAGCTCTTTAAGTTCCCTAGACATCTCTAGATAAAGGAAATTCAACGCATCATATCGAGCAAATAGACCCTTTCTTACATTTCTAGTTTCTGACTCGATCATATCGACACGGTCATTCAGAAACTCAACCTGTGTCTTATTTGCGATCACTGTAAAATCTAATGTTAGTTGTTCAGCTAAGGCAGCCATAATAACTCCATTTTGTTGGAACTAGAATATACACACCTGAATTTTTCTGCAACAAGAAAAGAAAAATCCATCATCAACAGTACTTCATGTGGTATGAACAAATTTGAAACTTAACATGGAGTAGGTTACCTATGGTAAAACCACAAGCTGAGAGCCTATATGGCTTTCCACAGCCCACACAAAGCAACTTGGTTCCACCAATTATTGCAAAAAGAAACCCAGCTACAACTGATACTGGATATCCTCTAGCTACAGTCTGGATCAACAAATCAGCAAGCACAGCATTCGTTCTGACCAGTGTGTCAGCTGGTTCTGCAAACTGGGCATCAACTAATGGTGGTTCGTCTAACGTCAACACGATAAACAGCCTTACACCTACTGCTGGGAACATTAATATCGTCTCTTCTTCGGCCAATCAAATTGGTCTTGTAAGCGCAGGAAGTACAATCACATTGTCAATTCCTGGTACTTTTATCGCTCCTGGTACAGTTACATCATCTGGCTTGCTAACTGCATCAACGGGCCTCGTAGTAACTACGGGAGGCGCTACAATCACTGGTGGTCTTACTATTGACTCGCTTAATATCACAGGAACTCCAATCAATATTGGTACGTCGGGTGGAGATGTAGTGACTCTTGGTAATACTTCTGGAGCAACTGAAGTCGATATCAAAGTCGGTACGGGTAACTTCACGTTGACAGGAGCTACTACTTCGACGATGACAATTGGTACAGGCATTACCACAGGATCTGGTGGTGTTGGTATTTTAATTGGTGGAACTGCTCAGACAGGTTCTATCACCCTCGGAAGTTCTTCTGGAACTAATACAGTTGCAATAGGAGCGGGCGGTGGTGCAACCACGGTTAATATCGCCTCTGGAACTGGTGGGAACGCGGTTAATATAGCCAATGGTGCTGCTGCTAATACAGTTGTAATCGGTAACATAACAAGCTCTACAAGTATATCTGAACTTGTTGGTACAGGCAATACTGCTGATTGGAGTGTAGATGGTGTAACTTCATCGAAATATGCTCTAGGTAAATCTACTACCACAGGGACAATAACAATTGGTGGATCAGCTCAGAGTACAGGTGTAATCACGTTAGGAAACTCGTCAGCTACGTCGACGGTTAAAATTCAAAGTGGAGCAGGGGCATCTACTTGCACCATATGTGAAGGAACAGGCGCTGCTAATACTACAAGTATTAACACAAGCAATACAGCGCAAAGCTCCACTGTCAATATCATGTCAGGCGCAATGACCGCAGGTACGCATGCTGTTAATATCTTGAATGGCAACTCTAGTGGTGGTACGGAAACATTTAACCTAGCAACCGGAACGGGCGCATATGCCCTAAACATAGGTACAGGGGCAACAGGCGTCAAGACTATTGCGATTGGTGGAACGGCTGCGAACGTGATTACGATTGGTAACACGCAAACAGCAGGCTCTGTGGCTGTAGGAAATGCCCTAATAGGTGGAACAATAGCCCTAGGAGGCACGGCAGGAACTGGTACGATTACGATCGGACAAGCAACAAATGCTACTGGACAGCTTGTATCTATACAAAGCGGAGCATCCATTGCAGGTAATAATTCAGTCGAGATTCTTAACGGTGCTACTCCAGCTGCAAATCAGACATTAAACATCATGACTGGTGTCGGAACCGCTGGTACATATGCTGTAAACGTGCTTACAGGTAACTCTACAGGCACTACTCAGTCTGTTTCGATTGGTACAGGAACGGCCCGAACTGATATCACACTTGGTGGTACAGGAGCAAACGTATTTGCAATCGCCAACACTCAAACTGCTGGATCGGTTTCAATTGGTGCAGCCATGACTACAGGTACAATTAGTATCGGTGGAACTGGTTTACAAGTTGGTACTATTACCATTGGCGGTGGAACTGGTGCACAAACATTAAACTTTGGTACTGGTGGAACAGGAGTAAAAACAATCCATATTGGTGATACGGCATCCGTTGCAAACGTCATTACAATTGGTTCTCTAACGGGTACAGCTACATTTAACTGTCCTACGTTGGTAACATTAGCTTCTGGAGCAGGTGTAGGCGTTGCTATCGATACATCTGGAGGGACTGGTGCAGCTATGACTCTGAAGTCAACTGCGGCCACTACAGACTGCTTACAGCTAACCAATGGTGGTATATCTGTACCGGTTACTGTTCCAGGTAGCGGCGGAACTCCGATTACAGCTAACGCACGATTTGGTCAGTGTACGTTTACTGGTATTAGCATTGCTGCGGGTGCAACAACGGCTCTAGTTATCAATAACACAATGGTGACAAGCAATAGCCAGGTTGTTCTTTGCTCAATGTATGGTTGTACAACTGCTGCTGCAACGGTTATTCAAAGCGTAGTTCTGAGCGGTGGTGGCCATACGATAACAATCACACTTATGAACGGTGCTGCGGTGACAACTGACACTGCAAACAAAGTTATCACTTTCTGGCTCATGAACTAAAAATCATGTTGCTACATTTATGTCCTCTTGGTATGGCAAGAGGACATAAGAGAAGGAAAATTTTATGTTGAAACAGAAAACATTGTTAGAAGTAAAACGAGATGATCGAGAGTATGTTTTAGAATGTGCTCCAGATTCACCTCTAGGGCAACTTTATGATGTTCTGAACGAAATGCGTTCCTACATCATCACACGCATTACTGATGAGCAAAAAGCTCAGCAAGAAGCGAACAAAAAAGCCGACGCTGTAATGGTAGAAGAAGCTCAGGCTATAGTGGAAGGTTAAAATGGCAATCTCAATCGTAGTGCACGTTGATGCATTAAGAAGTTTGGGTTTTGCGTCTATTAGCGGTACCTATGCAACTTTAGGTACCGCTTTTGGCCATAAAACTCGCATGGTGAAAATCACAAACAACACAGATGGCGATATGTTCATTGGTTGGACAACAGGTTCTGTTGCTCCTGCAAGTGATGGTACTGCAGACAATCAGTTCATTCCAGCTGGGGGTTTTACACTATTTGATTTTAGTGCTAATCCTGGTTCTGAAGGGCAGTTTCCTTTCTGCTTCTGCCAGAACACACAAGCATGGGTACGACAATCTTCGGCTCCTACAAAGGGCTCTGTGTATCTTGAATGCATTTACGGAAAGGGTGAGTAATGTCAAACGAAGAAATTCTAAATCAGTTAGATATTTTAAAAAAGGAATTTAGTGATCTTAAAGAAGATGTCACAAAAATTCTATCGAAAGAACTTCATTCCAATGCAGAAAGAACACTTTGGGTTCACGAAATGATCGAAAGATTACATCAAGAAGATCAGAACATACGCAAAAGTGTAGTCGAGAAATTTGAGAAACTGAAAAAAACTATAAGCGAAATCATAGGTGAATAATGAGTCAAGCCGGTATTGCTAGTATCACTAAATCTTCTCCAAGTATACCGACTAGTTTTAATGGAGATTCTGGAACTGCTGTACCAGTTGGAAATGTACTTAATGTATTAGGTGCAAGCGCAAATTTTGTTACTGGTTCTGGTAATACTCTCACAGCTAGTTGGTTTAACTGGCAAACAGTTCCAGGAACATCTCAAGCGATTTCTAATAGGAACGCCTATATTTGCACAAATTCAAGCAAAACCACTTTTACGTTGCCTACAACTGCAGCTATTGGTGATTCGTTCTTAATTACATGTGATTCAACTGCAACATCTAGTCCACCATGGCAAATCAATCAGAATGCCAACCAACAGATTCAATGTGGAAGAGCCGCTACCTCAGTTGGAGTTGGGGGAAGTTTAACAACAGTGGCTGCAAATAAATGTACTGTAATCATTAGTTGTGTTCGAGCAAATACGATTTTTGCAATCACATCGTGTGATGTGATTAATGATTTAGCTTTTAGCTAGGAGACGATATGTCAAACTGCCCAGATAACCATGTATACGCAAGATTGCTTAAACTTGAAGAGTATTGCATTTCGATACCTAGTTCAATTTCTGCTCTGATGAAAAGATTCGAAGATATAGATGCCAGATTCCGCGATCTGGATATTCTTCGAATCTCATTTCAGAATGCTTGCAAAGCATACGACGAACTAAAGCAAAAGCATGATCGTTTGTCACAAGAATTCCGTGAAAAGGATAAGAGCTGGGCAGATTGTTATGAGCAACTCGGCCATCGTCAAGATACCGTTCAGGAGCGTTTGGAAGAAAATTCCAAACTTGTAAAACAGTTTGACATTGGTATGTTTGCGCTGAGAACTGCCCTTGAATCTGTCACCAAAGATGTAACTCTCCATGCTCACAGAATACCTGAAGTGGAAAAAAGTCTTGCTATAGTCACCAAACGTGCCTCAGATCTTTTCCAAGAAATCGAAGTTCTCCATAAACATGCGGATTGGACACAATCTACCTTTGCACGTCATCAGGAACTTATCGATTCACGATACCAATCCATTTGCGAAAAAAACAAAACCCTCGATAACGCTATCTTGAAGGCAAATCAAGATGCAAATGCCTCCTCAGATAGATTGAATGCCTTTGCAGGTCAGGTACAAGACCGTTTTATCGCATTATCTAATCAACTTGGCCAAGAAATTGAATCTTTACAAAATGCCCTCAAATCTATACCACAGTTAGATACGAATGCTGTGAAGGCAGATGTAATGAAAAAGATAGATTCGGTTGTGCTAGACATTGAAAACACGGTATTAAGATCTAAGAACAACGAGTCGTCGATCAAGGTACTCGAGAAGAAAGTAGAGAACATCTATTTGCATTTGAAAAAATCAGAACTTGCGTGAGGCATAATGAGTCAGGCAGGCATTGCAAGTATCACGAAAGCCGTTCCTAGCATACCTACGAGCTTTGTCACAGATAATGGTACCGCAGTTCCAGCAGGAAACGTTCTGGATGTAAATGGTGGCCCTGGTGTCACAACATTCGGTAGCGGAAACCAAATCCTCATTGACGTGGTTACTACAGGATTTACCTGGAATATTGTAACGAGCGCAAATAATACAGTGCAAATAGTGAAAGAAAATGGATATATATGTAACGGAGTTTCAAACGTAATCTTCCTTTTGCCTCCTACGCCATCTGTAGGGGATACTTTTAAAATTCTTCGCAATAGTGCAAACTTTCAAATAACTCAAAATGCTTCGCAACAAATCAGAGTAGGTTCACAAATTACCACAGCTACGACTGGCACATTGACGTCAAATAACGCTGGTGATGCTGTAGAAGTAGTTTATATTGGAAGTAACGTATTTATGTCAAGTTCTGTTATAGGTACGTTAACTAAAACTTAAGGATAGGTATGTCGACACCAGCTAATTCACTCAATATTAGTCAAACTGGATTGGTTAATTTTGATGGAACAGCGACTTTTACTGGTGTAACAGTCACTCAGCATGATTTACTGGTAGGAGCAGCCTCTAACAGTATTACAAGCGTAGCACCATCTGCAACATCTGGTGTGCCTGTTATTTCACAAGGTGCAGCTGCTGATCCTACTTTTGGTACTGCTGTAGTGGCAGGTGGAGGGACAGGGCGCACAACGTTGACGAACCATGGCGTGTTAGTTGGCGCAGGAACTACTGCTATAACACAGCTTGCTGCAGGTAGTGCAGGACAGGTTCTACAATCAGGCGGGGCATCTGCAGATCCTGCTTATTCAACGGCTACGTATCCTAGCACTGCTGGTACTGCTGGAAATATTTTAAAATCAGATGGAACAAACTTTGTTTCTTCATCACCGGCTAGTTCAGGAGCATCGTGGGTACTTATACAATCACAACCTGCTTCTAATTCAACATCAATAAGTTTTACAACTGGTATAACTTCTACATATAATACTTATGTTTTCTTAATATCGAATGTTGTTCCAGCAAGTAGTGGTTCTAGTTTAAATATGCAATTTAGTTCCACTGGTGGTTCTAGTTACATTAACTCAGGATATCAGTCTGGAGTCACTACTACAGCTTATAATTCAACAACGGTAGCAAACACCAACTCTACGTCTCAATTAAGAATTACAGGTGGTATAAATACTAGTGGCCTTGGTTTGGCATCAGCTAATTTTACCATACAAAATGTCACAGTTGGTGCTAACATTACATGGTGTGGAACGGGAATGTATAACAATGGAAATAACGTTGCTGCTTTGACATTAATAGCCGGTGGTCTGACAAATAGTAGCGTTATTAATGCTTTTCAATTTTCTATGAGTAGTGGTAATATCTCTTCTGGAACCTTTACTTTATATGGAATTTTAGAATGAAAAAGTTTATTTATATCATCTTCCCCTTTATCACTGGGTGTATAACGATCAATCAAACTGACACCCACGGAGTTGCAAAAGATGTCGGCACTGAGACGCCTACGACTGAAGTACAAGTTGATCCTGATCCGGCTGTCAAGGCACTTAACCCAATCGACAGCCTCCTGGGGGGTAAGTGAAGCCTCTTTTTTTTTGCTTATGCTTCTTCTTTCATTCATGTACCTTTTCTCTAACCAACATAAAAACCTGTGGCCAGACGACTGATGTAGGTAAGACAAATGCCGCCACACACGTCGAAGCTGATGCACAGATACCTGTGAGCGTACATCCTTGAAAAGGACTTGCAAAGGCCTATATTATTATTGTTGTTTTCATTGCTATAGAGATTTCATATGTGATGAAAGACTAAGAGATGCCTTCTGTTGGCAGTGTGGGGACCCTTTACAGGTCTTTATAAGATCGGATCAGAGTGAATTCATGAGGGAGTATACAACCAAAGATGACAGCACCGAAAAAAACGATCAGTGATTCAAAGCCTCTTGATTGGAATACTCTTGAGCAGCATGAGAAGGCATTTTATTTCAAACCACCACCATCATTGCCTTCTAAGGAAAAGTTCGATAGACTTGTGCAACATCTCATGAAGATTGAAGAGGAGAATAAGAAGAAGTGAGCGATGTACTGAAGGACTTTTTCTACATATGCCCTGAATGCGGCTCATTCTCATTCACCGATAAGGATAAGAAGAATAAAGAGTGTATTGACTGTGGTGGATGGTATCAGGTTTATCAAAGAGAGACGGTTCACGAGGGAGACTATCCAACAAATAAAGTTATTTCTTCTCTTGACAACAAATCACGAAATTTAAGATAATTATACGAGTCCGATAATCATGGTTATGTTGTACAGTAGTTTTCTACTGTACATACAACAAGTCCTTGCGTAACTGAATCATAAGCTGAAACTGCTTTTTGTCAAACTTTTCACAGTCTGCACCGAGCATATCAACGATCTCATCTGAAAATTCTTTCAGAAGGCTTATCTGTGAGTACAACTCACATGCTATGTTCATCCACAAAACTTCTTCGTGTTCATAATCTTTTGACTCAATCATTTCCACCCAAGTGCCTGTAAGCGTATCAGCCATGATCATATCGTTATGGTATTTCTCAAGCAGTCTTTTTCTTTCACCTTTTTTCATTGTCTAAAATCCTCCTTAGGATCCATAATCCCATCTATGAAACTTCGTACATACCAACGTGAAGCCGTTGATAGCGTTATCAATGGTGTCAAAAGAGCGAATTTATCGCAACTGCTAATTTTACCTACAGGATCTGGAAAAACAGTTATCTTCTCAACAATTGCTCGAGAACTAGGTTTGAAGCCATTTATTGTTTCGCATACCTGCGAACTGAAGAGACAAAATATGAAAACGTGTCGTCAGGTATTAAAAAAAGACGATTTCTTGTCGGAGACCATCCAATGGGCATTTCGTCAAAAGAACATAGAGCAGATAAAATCGCAAGAGTTCGATATGTTAATAGTTGATGAGGCTCACCATGCATGCTCAAGGTCATATAACGAACTCATCGACCATTTTAAGAAAGAGAAAAAACTTGTTTTAGGATGCACTGCCACCCCTTTTCGAAATGATAACCAGTCAATAGAAGAAATTTTCCCTTACATAGCTTATTCAAGAAAGATCACTGATCTAATCAGAGAAGGCTATTTATGCGATATTAAAGGTTTTAGGGTTATGACACACACCGACCTCTCTAAGGTCAGCGTTGTCCGTGGTGAATATAATCTCACTGAGCTCGAACATGTCATCAACACAGAAAACAGAAATGACCTTATCTGTGAATCATACAAAAAAATTCTCAAAGATAAGAAAACAGTGGTTTTTTGTGTATCGATATTTCATTCGGAACGAGTCGCAGAACACTTTAGGAAGAAGTCTTATAGATGTGCAGCTATTCATGGTGAACTTTCGAAAGAAGAGAGAGAAAGAATATTAAAAGAATTTCGCTCAGGTAAGATTCAAATACTGACAAATTGTCAGCTTTTAACCGAGGGGTTTGATGAGCCTTCTATAGAAGCTCTTATGATGGCAAGACCTACAAAAAGTGCATCGCTTTACATTCAAATGATTGGACGAGGTCTAAGACTTTATCCAGATAAGAAAAAATGTATCGTAGTAGAATTAACAGATAATGACCATGACATTTGCAGCTTTCCCACTATGATTACCGGAATAAACTGTGATGATGAATTATTTGATAAGTTTAAATCAGATGATAGCTTAACTGATTTGGATGGAAAAATAAAACACGAGCATTTTGGTAAAAAAATAATCATCAAGGAAATGAATTTCATAAAAAAGTACTCTAAGAACTTTACTGAAAAGGCCACTCATAGTCAAAAAATTATAATGAAAGAACTTGGTATTAATTTTATTGAGCCACTTTCATATGAGATTGCTGAAATCATTATAAACAACCACTTAAAGAGGATCACATAATGTCGAGAATCGAAAAAAGAAAATTAAAAAATGGGACTATTTCTTTTAGAGTTGCAATCAGAAAGAAAGGTTTTCCATTACAAAGTGCTACTTTTAGGGATCTAGAAACTGCAAAAGCATGGGCACACCAAGTAGAATCTAATCTTGTAAATGTCAAAAACTTCAAAATTTTAGAAAAATCTAAGTCGAATTTAAATTTTTCATCCGTGATAGAAAGATATAAGGAGGAGATAATTCCAAAACTAAATCCCGATGGACAGAAAAAAAGATCCTCTCAATTAGATGAGTGGGTAAATTCTTTTGGAAATGTCTCATTAGACAAAGTTGATAAAGATTTTATAGAGAAAGTTCTCAATGAAAAATCAAAGGAGATTACCAGATACAATACACCAGTTACAGGAGCGACTCTTCAAAGAAAACTGGCTGCCCTATCGCATGTTTTCACAATTTGCATTGTTAAATGGGGTTACTTAAAAGAAAATCCATGTCAGTTCATTGTGCGACCTGGCACAAAAAACATTAGAGTAAGACAGCTAACAAGACCAATTGATATAGAAGATGTTTTGTGGTTCTTATCAGAAAGAGGATTTTCGGAATCTGAATTGAATAAAATTAGAGATAAAGCATCATGAAATTCCGTCCTTCTCATCAACTTCCCTTAAGTACTTTGTCTTCTCAAGACACTTTGTCTTTATCCTGTCCAAAGAATATGAATGCCCTCTGTCCTCGATATACATGTGCAAGGTCATTGCTAAGCAATTGACTAATATCTCTAACATCATATCAATTTGTGAGTTGTCTGCTTCATAAGGAGGCTCTCCAACTATGTTCTTATGGAGGGTCTTCATAATCGTCATCTGAAGCTCAAAGGAGTCTTGGTTGTCTTCATTGATTTGCATCTTGGTCTTCCTTACGCCATATCTGAATCATCTTAGCAACATCTTTTGCTATAGTCCCATCCTCTTCGATTAGGAAGAGCTTTCCGTGCCTTAGATTCCATTTTGCTGGTACTTCAGGAAAAGTAATGTCAGACTTACCCACGGCCCATACTTTGAATTCCTGTGCCAACTTTTCGGCACCAAGGACTTCAATAAGAAACTCATCCAAATTGTAACACTTTTCTTCTTTCTCAAATTCAAACATCTCTTCGTTAATGCTATTTGGTGGTGTCATTGTTCTTCTCTAGTTCTTTGATTCTTCTGTCTTCACGAAATTGTTTTAGAGCGACAAATGTTCCGAATCTGATGTTGTCAAATGTTATTTCAAGTAAATACTTGACTTCACCATCATCCTGATCTTTTGTAAGATGAGCCACTAAGTTTACATAGGCATTCAGTATCATTTCCAATGCCGATTTTGGAGGAAACTGTTGTAGATAATCAATGATGTTAACAGTACCTTCGTGTATATCGAGCAAGTCATCCGGTGGTATCATTTGATACTTTCCATTGTTTGATTTTCCCTTCAATCCAAATCTTTATATGGTCGGGAGCATACTTCACCATATGCCAACGACCATCTAATTTGAACATTTCTATACCATCGTCTGTGGCATTAGGTTTCAAATAGTTTATATCTGTGACCCTTCCGTCTCCAAAAAGTTTATTCATACCATCAATGATATCGTCTTTAGTCATTTGATTTCCCTAGTGGTTTTATGCTCATATAGTAAGATTGTAAGGCCTATCACCATAGGCAAAAACAGCCATAGGGAAATCAAAAGGAATATCATGGTTTTACTCTCCTTCGAGAAACCAACCATTATCACATTTATGAATTCCTCGTATAGGGGTGAGATTTAAATTGTCAATGTTGACTAGGTAACTTGTCCTACAATGTGGACAGTGAAAAGTCCACTCATAACTTGTCGTTGTGTCGTAATCGAGATCTATGGATTCAGAATCAGAACTTTCATCCCAAGCACAGCCTTGTTCGGCAAATGCTATGGTTGATATAAAGACTGCTAGTATGGCAAATTTTTTAGTGAAAATTTTCATTTCGCACCACCCTTTTTTGATATGTTCTTTATAACTCGACAACAAGATAATCCTCATAGTCGAAGGAATCACTCTCCCAAATGATTTCCTGTGTTATCCTCGCTGCCCCATAAGCGATCAAAATGACCATCAACATGATAGCCAAAGTGATCACTCTTTCTTTACCACGACTGAGTTGGGAATCTCCAACACATCCTTTCTCACTTTGTGTAAAAGCTTTTTGCATTCGTATATCTCCTTAATCGCGCTCAGGTCGTCTTGTACTCTATGTTCTACTCGTTCCAAAATAGCTTCGATAGCATACATGTCTTGGGATATTTTCTTCAACTTGAGTTCGAACGCCTCATTGAGGTATTGAGTGGCCTCCTTCTTCATTTTCTTGAACTCGAGGAAGTCCTTATCGATTGCATCGTCGACACAACTCATAAAGGTCAAGGGAATAATAAGAGTCGCTAACGTAATGAAACCCTGCATTGACTTACTCCTTTTTGCATGACATTTCGCCATCAATGGTATGAGGCCTCGAAATTTAAGGAAAGAGAAATCTCACATCTGTTCGAATATATCCTCTTTCCAACGATCAAGCGTGTGGTTAAAGTCTATTTTTGACATATTGTAACTTAGGGGGTTGATTCCAAATGCATATTTTAGCTCTACCAATTTATCTCTTGGAACGATTGCTTTCCCGAGCTTTTTATTTTCCGCCACTTCTTTTGCCCTACGTTTGTTCGATTCGAAGTCTCTGTGTATGGGTACTGCTTCGTTGTTTTTAAACGATTGTGGGGCATTTGAACCGCCTTTATTACGATTCCTCTGGTCATATAGTCTTTTTGCAATCTTTGTTAGATAGCTTAGGATGTTACCGACATCAGGTGAGGTCTTATGGAACTCAGCGATTGTTTTCTCTATTATGGCATTCGGATAGTCACACAGTGTTTTTCTTACTTGGCTCATACCAATTTCCCTCTGCTTCCCAGTCATAACATCCGTATACGCAAGATAACCAGCAGGGTCTGGAGCGTGCTTGCGTTCTTCAACTGCTTGCATTGTTTTTTCCTTTCCCTTCTTTAAAAAACCACCACCACCATTCTTTGCCTGGTTTGGGGATTTTTTTGAAGGAGGAGGTAAGGTGGTGGTAATAGTATCTTTTTCTAGGTTATTATCTATGGGGGAACTTTTGTTCCTACCCCCTGGGAACTTTTGTTCCTGGGGGGTAAATCTTTGATTTAACTCCTCAAGATGCTGAGTTTTCCCTCTAATTGCATACCATTCTGGTAACCAAATTTTTCTACGATAGTGATCTTCGATTTCGATCACTACAAGACCATTGTCATCTAATATTGAAAGGAGTTTTTTTACATATCTATCGCTGCATCTTAAAGATTCTGCCAAAAATTCATTTGTCGCCCAACAATAACCCCTTTGATTGGCAAGGGCAGAAATTTTTCCATAAAGTAACATCGCGGCAAATGGAATATCTAGTTGGCATATGTATTCTGGAATTGAACGGTATCGATACCCATCGGATAGTTGGTAATTGACAACTTTTTCTTTTTTTATTTTTTCGGAAAATTGATCTTGTGCTAAATCTGAACTTGTGACATTCTTTGTCATGTTACAAACTCCTTTGTAACGGGTTAAACAGTGATCCTCTAGGGACCGATTCCCTAGAGGATTTTTTTTGTAATCGTCACGCTATATCAAGCATGAAATTTTAGGCCAGAGAAAAATTTTCCTCTCTGTGATCTTGCGTTAAATGTCCTAAATGGAATATATTCTTTGACCTAGACCTCCTTAATCGTTCTTCAGAGTGTGTGTGAAGGCTGGGCGCATTAATATCAACTCCCAGCCTGTCTTTCACTCAAGTCTCAACTTCCAAAACGTGATAGTCTTCTTTCGGTACTTCTCGAGATCGACTCCTCTTAGCTCCGGGATCGATTCGTAATCGATAGTACCTCGACGCTCTTGTTTGAGCAAAGTTACACCTGCTCCGGAGGCGCTTTGGTTGCCAGAAAGTTCCACTAGAGTACTTTTGAAGGCTTTCTCTTGTTCTTCGATAGAACTCAGCTCGTGGAGCAACTCCTCCTTTCGTTTCATGATTGGTATGACTACGTTCTTGCAGTTCTGTTCCCATGCCTCAGATTCCATTTGCAAAAGCCTTTTCTCAAGTACTTCTGGACCCTTTCTGAATGTCATGCATTCATAGAATTCCAGCTCTCTTTCGATCAGCTTTTTGATGTATTCGTCGTTCCTTTGCACACGCAAAGTCACGTCAGACGTAGGTGTGTAGCAGAAATAGTCTATAAAATCAAGCCCACAACATGCCATTTGGTGCTGTAGCTGTGCCATATAGTTCTGTGGCACTATCCCAGCCAATGCCTTCTCAAAGCTTCCTGGACTTGGGCATTTGATCTCCACGCCATGCTTAAAATCCTCTGTGATTCCATCGAGCGATGCGATCATCCAAGGATATTCCTTGCTTTTAATCACGACGGGCTTTACCTTGTATCCCGTCTTACGTACATAGACATCTCTAGCTGGTTCTTCGAGCTGTTTTCCTCTCAACATATGAGGGTTTGAGGGAACAGTTCGAAGAGACAGTTTTTCTTCCAAAAGAGCCTGTGGTCCTTTCCAAGGGTCAATTCCAAGAACAGCAGCAGCATCTGATGCCCCAATATGTTCTCGTCGAAAAGCAAGCCACTCTTCGGTCCCTTGTTCAAGATTTATGATTTCGTACACGAAATTTCTCCTCATATTTAATGTGCCTCGTGAGTTCCTCCACAGACATTTTGGCCATCTGTAGAAGTGTTTGCTCCCGTTCTATAAACGGGAGCATTTCGATATGCTCTTTGAATTTTTCTTCTATAAGGCATTTGAACTCGTGATATGATATGGTCATTGGTCCCTCACTATTTTTTCCTCCTCTATTGCGACTGCCCTCCTTTGGGCCTCATCGCAGAGGATTTTCATCCAGGAAGCTGGGACATGATCCATGGAATTTCCTGCTTTTGACAAGCTTTTTTCAACTCGTTCTCTAAGATCAGGATGTTGGGCAAAGATGCCTTCTACAATTGCCATTTGTGATGGACCAAGAAAAACACCCTCTATTTTTGCTGGCTCTGGTTTTGCGACCATTTCAGTTGTTTTTTCTTTTTCAATTACTATGGTCTTCAATTCCTCTTCTTCGTAATCCATCTCATCTTTCGTCATAAGACCGCTTGTTTCCTCGCTAAAGCCTCTACGAATTGCATTCGCTTCGGCTCTAATTGATAACATTACATGAGGCCTATCCTTCCAGTTTTGATTTGGTTTAACGAATTCTTTAAGTAGGGCTGTATACCCAAATTCTACATAGTCACCCATTTGAGGACTATATCTCTTGACATATGCAGTAGCGCTAAAGAGATTGCCATCTTTGTCGTATGCAAATGTGGTTTCCTTTCCAGGCATATATTGCCCAGATCGATTAGCAATTGCCCTATAACCTTCTATGGAGACCATTGTGGTGATTTTCTTATTGCTCACCATGCCGTAGACCTGCTTTTTGAGAGGATTTAGGTTCCTTTCCTGGCACATCGCGATATACACTTTGTATTCATCATCACTTGCTCCTGGGCACAAGCTGTTCTTAATGATCTTGACCTGTTCCTCAGTGAATCTGAGCTCTTTTTCCTCGTATTTTACTAATGCTGTCATAACCATCTCCTATAAAATTGGTTTGATTCTCATTCTTTCTGAATAACTTTCTAGATCCAAACCAAAGACACCACATAGCTTGTCTAAGGAAAATTCAAATTTTATTGGATCGTAATCCCTTTTGCCGTATATCATGTCCATGAGTACTTTGAGACGTTTTTTTCCGTCTTCTCTCTCATCGTTCATCATTTCACATGAATAGCAGTCAGGATGACCTGAATAAGGCTTAGCTGGAAAATCCCAGCTCATTGTCTCGTAATTGAAAGACGCTTGTTCGAGGATAGAACCGTCCTCATCACTGGCATAATCCCAGTTGCTCATATTTACCTTCCCTTTGGTTTTAAATTTCGCTTGTGCGAAATCTTCAGTTTTGTTTAGTCTCACGGCCCCTACTGTTCATCTAACCTGTAGGGTCCCTCCCTTTTTCCTACCTTCCCGGGGGTTTTAGGGAGGGGTTTTTTCCTCCATTTCCTTATCCATTCTCACGTCTTGTTTAAAATGTTCCAGAAGAGATCCAAAGTTAATGAGGGTTCCTCTTAATTCTGAAATATCTCTTTTCCTCCGAACTTCTAAATCTTTCGGATATTCAAAACGATTCAATTCTTCTGTCCAGATGATGATTTTTTCGAGATACTTTTGTATTCCTCTTATACATTCCATCTTTTTAAGTTTTTTTGCGTCGCCTGGCGTCACTTTTACCTCCGTTTATTCTGTTAACTTTGTCAACCATGTTTTCGAAAGTTAATGAAAACTGTGCTAAGTCATCCATTAACATCTTAAATAAGAGATCATCTTCTTCAAGCTGCAGACCGTTTAATTGTAGTCCCAAATCTAAGAGGAGTTGTTTACATTTGTAGAGGATTTCTTTGTTCATTTCATTCTCTGGAAAAAAAGTTCAGTCTCTTCTGGAAATAATTGTCTTAAGCTCATTAAAAATGCGTGTAAAGCTATGAAGAATAGTTTGTTTTTTTCCTCACTGTTTTTGAGATATTCCTTCAAAGTGCCCAAAAAAAGAATATTCGAACAAATCACACCTTCTTCCATTTTACCCTCATATCGCTTCATAAACTCTTCCACAACTTCTGTCATTTCAAATACGTCATCTGGTGATCCAATAAAATTCACTTTACCTCCAACAACTTAACGTCGTTCTTTTTCGACCCTGTCTTTTCGATTGCTTCGATAAGCATCTCTGATGCCTTCTTTACGAACTCCCCAACGCTGATATTCATCATCACTGCGTACACTTTCATTGTTTGAATGAAGCTTTGCTCCAGCCTCAGGCTCAGTCTTAGTTTTTTTCGGCTCATCATCTTGTCCTTTAATTTTGATTTCTTGTTCCATAAACTTGTCTACGATATCCCCGTATCCTAAGTTGTAAGTCCGTGAATACCTCACGAGCTTTGCTATCGATTCCGATCTTAGATACACCATGATCGGAACCTTTTCGTTGACTCCCATTTTTTCCTTCCCTTTTTGTTTTGGCGCCCCACCTCCTTGAGGGACTTGTACACATAGTACGCCAAGGCCCCGAATTTACACAAGAGAAAAAATGCAGTATTTGCAGAAAAAGAATTCCTTGTCATATGGTGAAGAAAAAAAGAGGACTCAAACTCATGCCAAAGGGCAAATTGACACGCAATGAAAAGATTGCAAAAACAATGATAGGCAATCAGAATGCAAGAAAGCTCCACGATCCTGGCGTCAAGCAAGAAGCCTTCGAAAAATATCTAGCTCATCTACGTTCCGGTATGCCTAAAGACGCCTTTGCTTATGAAACAGAAGATGCATGTGTTAATCACCAAATGATAGATAAAATGATGGCCGATAACCCGTCTGAATTTCCACCACATAAGAGAGCCGCCGCTGAAAACGAACGCTACAACAACTGGCTAAATCGTGGCCTAAACATGATGGATGGCAAGGTTCCGCATTGCGAACCAGCCATCTACCAAATGATGATGCGTAACATGTTCAAGTGGGATCGAAAAGAAGAAGAAGCGCCCTCAAACCACTTTGTGGATGCACAGCGCATTTTTGTTGAGGCAGAAAAAAAGGGAAAAGCGTAGAATAATTGTCGCGGTCTAAGCTCAAGTAGTAGGAGCACACGCTTGAAAATTCACACAAGTACCTGCGTGAGGTTATTGGCGCAACTCCAATAGACCGCGAATGTTGAGTAACCTTAGTTCAGTAAGTAGAGCCTTGGCCTTTATTATCCAAGAGACATAGGTGCAATTCCTATAGGTTACTCTTTTTATGGAGAACTCAATGACATACCCCTCAGACGATCAAAAGCCTCTTAACATGCTTCTGAAGGGACATCAAGCTTTGTCTGACATAAATCATTATGTTGAATTCCTAAACGAAAGCTCAGATATCGTCACCTATTACGATGAAAGAAGATATGCACCAAATAAGGTCTTCAAGGATATTGTATTAAGTGATGGGAAGATTATACAAGCCCCTGTCTACAAGAAGAGAGCTGTATACTATATCGACCTCAAATATGCTTTGCCTCCTACGATGAAATGTGATGATAAAAAATGAGTCGTATGCTACACTAACTGCATCATTTGACACCTTCCAGTGGTTGGATGATATATCACAAGCACAGTGATTGCCCCTTGGTCGTATGCTGAGGGGTTTTTTATTATGAAAGAAGAAAATCGCTACAAGCACGAAAA